CTCCATTGATAAAGTTTTTACGACTAGCAATAAATTGCTATGCGTAGTCAAAAAGGGCTACAAAAGCCCCACTATTTCGAAATAATTATGAAACTGATAAAGCTTCATAATAATTATCGAAATCCGAATCGCTCAATAACTGAGCGGCGATAAAACGCATATCAGTAAGATCGGCTGTACTAGTCTCAACAGAGCTAGAAAAGTCAATTTTTACTGTATTCACCTTCCATGTTACACCGTCAGCCAATAATATTGGATAACGGAGAGTAACGGAGCGGCGATCTTGCGTAAATCCGTCCGGAGACGACGCGTTTGGTTTAGATCTTGTGACCGTAAATGAAGCTGTTTTCTTATCGACATTTGATGTCTTATCGAAAACAATTTCGTTACGGTCTAAAGAATCACCCAAGCTCGTAAAAGCTTCTGATGCTCCACCGGTTGCTGCAATAGCAGTACTACCAACGCTAACGCTGGCATTTGAGATAGTAGGCATTATATGCTCTCCTATTTAAAGATCTGAAGTAGGATTACTTCATATTGCGTAAAATTAACGCAACTAGATCTATTACTTTTGTCACCGTGTTGACCAAACCGGTCAAGTTTATCGGTGGTACGACGTCTGATAATCCAGGGGCCCAAGGGACCCGGGAATATTGAAACCTTTTAAGGGTTACAAGATCAGAGTCGAGTCGGATAATTTCGATTCCATTTTGATGAATAAAACGAAAGGATTGCTCCCTGTTTTCCTTCTTCGTAATGTAACCAAAATTGATCGTAAGACTAGGATCAAGGAGATTTGTAAGACCTTCGATACCTGATGAAATATCAGCTATCCGGTCTATCATAAAGGAGTAGGGCATTACAGCCCAGAGTCCTAATGGTATATCCTTGTTCCTCAAACCGTAGTTATGACGCCAATCTCGGGCACTATTCGAAATAGAATAGTTAACCCCAGCTTTGACTTCAAAAGTACGCTTTGACTGTCTGGCGTATTCGCACGCTGACCCCCATTTGGAGTCAGAAGCAAATGCGCTGGACATAGTCCTGCCAACAGACGAGCGACGTAACGGTCGGTTATCACCCTCAGCACCAAGCTGATGAGCGATATCCAACGCGGAACGTACTAGAGGAGTAAACGCGAACCTATAAGTAAGCCACACCTGCGCAATTGCGTCGGCACGGGCTCTTACCTTCGATATCTTATTAACTTCACCCTGAAAAGCCTTAGAAAGGCTAAAGAGTGAGTCAAGCGGATTACGAAGGAACTTTAAGGTTTGTCTAATCTCAAACAAGTCTTCTAGCATTGCGGTAGGCGTATTATCCATGCGAGCAATCGCACGGAGTTTCGCTGTTGCATCAGTGTCATCTACAGCTCCAAGACCAATATGGCCTGGACCGTAGAATTGCCACTTCAAAGTCGGAGACCCTGTGAAACGATATTCAGTGCTACCGACATTAAAGTCGAAAACACCTATCTTATCACGAGTCTGCGAGTTAAACAACATACCGCAAGGATTATTGACAATCTCCCCATTCTTCATCTTTTGATGAAAGCCTGGAGTAGAAGTGTCTGTTATGTCCCGAATATTATATTCGCCGAGCTGATTGCTAGTGTTCAAATCCACCCCATTCTTAAGATAAATATTCTTAGTATAGGTATATGGCTTTAACACTAATCTTCTGCTTCGGTCGGACATTTTAG